CTTTTTTAGGAGTATAATCTTTATCCTCATTAGAAGGCATTCTTTCCATCTTAGGTTCAGGAACTTCGTCCACTAATGGATAGCTACCTTCTGAAAATCCTTTTCTTTTTACAAGAAGAGGTGAAGTTCCTTTTTTTTGAATTCCAAATCCAGCCATTATTTTTTACCTTTTTTAATCATGCCACCTTTTTTCTTAATGACACCTCTACCTTTTAAAATATCTTTGAAAGTAACTTTACCATCTCCAGTTAAATCAGGAAAACCTTTTTTGCCTTTTGCTTTTCCACCCTTCATCATTTTTGCTCTTGGTCTTACTCCGTAATCATTTCTCATTTTATATCCTATCCGTTTTCTTGTTGTTTATTTACAGGTCTGTTTGCCATTGTTCGTGCAACAGATTCCGCACTACGTCCCACGACGTAACCTCCCAAACCTATCTGGAGAAGACTCCAAACGTCGCCAGGCAATTCAAAGGAAATAACTGCTCCTGTGAACATTTTTATAACTGGTCCTATAACATAATTCCAGACCAAGATAAATATTAATACATACATTAAAAGGGGCCTCCAGCTCGATGCGAACCAGCCACTTTTGGCCTCTGCCTCAACTATTTTTGCTGCAGCTTGTAATTCTGCTGTATTAGATTGTAATAATTGTGTTTGTAATTGAGCTTTTAATTTTTCTTGTAAATCTTTATCAGGAACTGACTTTTCAATTGTGCTAAATAGAATTTTAGCTAAAGGTGCAACAGCTCCTAACATTTGAATCATGGCTTAATACCACTTTGCTGATCTTTTTTTCTCTGGAAGAATATTTCTTTGACCTTGAACTACTTCAACTTGAGTTTCTTGTGGATTTGACATCTCAACTTCAACTCCGCCAACTAAATATCCATCTTTATCGGTAAATTTAGAATGATCTACTTCTTTTGATTGACCAATTTTTGTGTTTTTCTTTTTCATAGCCATTTTATACTCCTATTTTATTGATTTGGAAATCTATTTTTAAGCTTTGCAGCTAAAACAGTCTTTTCTAAGGAAGTATTAGCTCTTAATTTAGCTAATTCTTCGTTTTGTCTTAGTTTTCTATCATCTGTAGATTGATTCATCATAGTTTTCATCTTATCAAGGTTGATTCTCTCCTTGTTTTCTTGTTCTTTAGCAGCGTTTTCTTGTGCTCTAAGATCTAACTCTCGTGATCTTAGTGCTGCAACAGGATCATTATCGATAAGAGACATGATTTTATTCTCTTCTGACATAAATTCTTCCATTGCCTCAGCAATAATTTTTGCTTTTCTAGCTTCAATCTGTGTTTGCATGTTTTGTAATTGAGCTTGCATCTGAGGGTTCTGCATCATCTGAGGATTTTGACTCATTTGTGCAATTTGACCAATTTCATTTCTAAATTCAAGTTCAACTTGTTCTTGACCCATTAAAGATATGTGTTCAAAAATATTTTTCTCTAATGCAGCCATAACAACAGGTGCATTCTTTGCAAGATTGGTTGCCATAAAACTTAAATGCGCAACAATATGTGCTCTATGGTTTTGTGCCGGAAACGCTTGGAATGGTTTCCCTGCAAGAGCATCAATGTGTTCTAGTGCAGGGTCCTTTGGTGTGGGTTGATCTGGTTTTAATAAAATTCTGTCTACATCTTTTATTCCTAATGCAGCGTACATAGTTCTGTAAACTTGATACATGTCATGAATCTGTGGATTAGACATTGCAAGTTGTAATTCAGTTTGTGCAATAGATATTCTTTGTGTTTGTGAAAATATATTTGGATCTGCAACTGGAATGATATCTACTTTATCATCAAAATCTGATTGTTTAATTTGTCTTTGTCCACCTACTACATCGTAAGGATATTCAGGTGGTAAATATAATTTAAATACGTTTGCTAGTAATTTAAATTCTTCCTTCATAGAAGAGTATACTCTTTTATGAATTGCAGACATTACACGCGAACCTCTTTCCAGCAAAGCCACGGTCGTGCCCACTGCTGCTTGCTGATTCCCGTCCCCTACTTGCATGTCAGCTATCGAAGCAAAGCGCTGACCTGCTTGAACCACGACCCCCATTAATGCTAATAAAGTTTGTGAAGGTTCCTTATAAGGCAAAGGCATAAATGCATCTCTTAAATTTCCACCAGGTGCATCTACATCTCTAAATTCTCCTGGTTGAATTGATTGTGCATCATCTCTAATTCTAATTCCTCTTTGTTTAAATCCTGCTGGTAAATTAGATAGAGTTCCTGCATCTAATAACTGTCTTAATGCTTGAGTTGCAGTTCTAGATAAACCACCAATCATTTGAATTAAACCATTACCATAAAAACCAAATCCTGGTAAAAATTTAAAATGTACAAAATATTGAATCTTTTTTTTCTTAGGATCTAACTCTGCATAGTTTCTTCTAATAGATAAAACTTCTCTAGATCCTTCTTCAATAGTTACAATGTAAGGAAGTTTGATTCCGGTAGGTTCACCATTTGCATCTTTGTCTTCAAATCCTTCTATATCTAAATTAACATGGCATTCCAATAATGTAAAAACATCATCGTTCTGACTACTCATGCTTACACCTTCTAATTGTTTTTCTTTAGATCGAATACTATCGTCTTGTGTTAATTCATCGGATGGCAATAATTCTATATCTCTATAGAAACCTGCAACTTGTTGTTTTCTTAATTCGTTTTCAGATACTCTAACTACATGAATGACTGCATCTGCATCTTCTAAAGAGGATGCTGAATAAGGAACAATAATATCTTGAGCTTGAATAAATTTAGAAACAGCTCGACCTAATAATTCATCGTAATAAACTTTTTTAAATGTAGATCCTGATAAAGGTAAATAGAATAACATCTGATCAAACTCTGGTTCATATTCTTTCATAACATCCATAACTTGATAGTTCATAAATTCAGCAACACGGTCTGCTTGATTTTGAATTTCTGGTGTATCTAATCCAACAACTTGAGTTCGCACGGGCCCGCCCGCGGGAAGCAATTCTTTATAAGCTAAAGCTTGAAACTGTGTGACTGCTTCTGCAAGAACAGGATGCGTTGCACTCGATGCTCCTTGAAAAGGTTCTGTTCTTTGCTCGTACTTAAATCCTAATAAATCTAAACCTTGTGTGTAGGCTTTTTCCCAATCTGCTCTTGAATCTTTGTAAGATTGTGTATCTTGATATAATTCTGAACCAATTAAATTAAGAACATCTTCTTCTAAAACTTCTGCAAGGTTTGCATTAAAATCTGTTTGACCTGATAAATCTTTTGTTGGATCAAAATTTATATCTACACTACCATCTTCATTTTCAGTCACCTCTGTTGGTGATGTAGGCATTTGTTCTGTTTCGCTCAACAGAACTTCAGTCTCCTGTTCAGGAGTCAAAGGTCTACTTATTGTTGGAATTGGTTTTTCTACTTCTGCCATTTATTATTTTCTCCGATTTTATTGTTGTAACAGTATTATAACCAATATTCAAGCCTTGTGGATTAGGCCCTCGTAATGGTGGTATAGTTGTTGTTAGTTTTTTATTCGATTTCATCTAATAACCCTTCATCTCTCATCTTATCATAATTAAGTTCTCCATCTGGGTATCTATTTATAATATCTTCATAAGGATTTTTTTCTATAAACTTTCTTGCTCCAGCTCTTTGCTCAACTCTTTTTGGATGTATTCTTTTTCCCGTTGCAATTTTTTCAACTCTTTCAAGATTACTTATTGCATCTTCTTTTGTAAGTGTTTCAAAATCAAGTTCATACTCTGCATCTTCAGGTCCTCCTACTGGTCTTGGTCTTTGTTCTATTACAGAAAAGTCACCAGGTTCATTTATTACTTTCCCTGTTGTTACATCGATATCTGATTTAGGTGGTGTATAACTTAAACTAAAAGGTTGATCAAAAGCACCTCCTTCTATATTTGCTTGTATTTCAATTTTTCCATTTGGATATTCTATCATTGTAATTATTTCGTCTCCACCTTTACCTGTTTTAGAAGGTATAATTAATTCTCTAATTTTTAAATTATCTTCAAGCCCTATATCTTTGGCAGGAAATGTTCCTTCATTTTTAATTTTGGAAACTAATGATGGAAACCAATCTGGCATGCCTTGAACCGGTGGCAAAGCTTTAACAACTTTTGCAGCTTGTAAAATTTTTTTACCTTTTACTATTTTGTAAACAAGGGGTGCTGCAGCAGCACCCGCTAAAAATTTTAAAAATCCTCTTCTTCCAATTTTAGTTCCTTCTTTTAGTCCAATTCTTCCACCCTCTGCAGCTCCTGTTCTTGCTCCCATTTCTTCAATTTCAGAGCTTTCTTCATTTGTTAATGTAAAAGGCGCTGTATTATCCTCATTTGTTTTTACATTTTCATAATTTTTAAAAATATTAGTTACATCTTTTTTAATTCTTTCTCCGCTAATAAATGGAGTTTTTTCGTAAGCATCTTTTTCTTCTTGAATTTGTTTATCAAAAACAATTTTTATTTGAGAATTAGGAAGTTCATTACTAAGTCTTTCATAAAGATTAGGATAAAATTCTACATCTATTTCTTTTTTATTAGGAAAAGTTTGTTTCGTTCTTTGTATTCCTCTTTCTAAAGCAGGTTTATAAATTTTTTTCATATCTTCGTTTAAAGATATGAAATTAGGTTTTATTTCTGTATCTAATTTTTTTAATTTATTTTGTAACAATAAAATATTATTTTCTTTTTCTAAAATTTTTCTATTTAAAAATTCATCCGGTTGAAGTCTTACTACTTCATCAAGACGCTCAAGATCAGAAACTAAACTATCTATTTCTTCATTAATTTTATTTTGATTTTCTAAGTAATCTATTGTTTTTTTAGTTTCCGTTGATCCAATTTGTTTTAATTTCCCTGATATTGTAGTAGGTGCTAATTCCAATCCTCCAAACGTTGCAGAAGATATAACTTGTGCAACTGGTTCAGGGGCTCCTCTTTTTAAATCAGGGCCTTCAAACGCTGCAGCTAATCCTGCTTGAATTGGCAAACCATATCCTTTATAAAAATTTGTAATAAAAGCTTTTAAACCTTTAGTTGGTTTTAATCCTTCAGATTCAACAAAAACATCATATGTTTTTTTTAAAATTGATTTTCCTTTTTTAGTTAATAATGCTACACCCGTTCCAAGAGTCCCTGTTGTAATTGGATTTTCTTCCATAAATTGAATAGGATTTTTAAATGTATCATCATTCGAATCATAAGTAACATCTGTCATTATATTTTTATTATCAGCAACTTGTAAATATTCATTATCTTTTTCAGCTAATCTTGGAAAACGTTTAAGTATCTTTTTTAAATGTTCTGATGATCTATTTTGTAAAATTCTTATTAATTTTTTTTCATCGTATTCGTTAAAAAATTTTTTAAATGAATTAAGAACTCCTTGACCTATTTGTTTTTGCACTGCCTTATCTTTGAAATCATATATTGTCATGACATCGGGCCCAATTTTTGCAGACCATCCTTCTTTTTTAGATATATCTAAAATATTTTGTGCAGCCTTAGGATTTTGTTCTAAAAGTTTATCAAAATTAACAATTGTTTTTCTTGGATCACCTCCAAGTTCTATTATGAAAGGTTGTACCTTTTTTCTATCTCCTTTTACAAATCTATTAAATCTATCTGCTTCTTCTTGAACTTTTTTATTATATTTATTAACATCTTCTTCAGTAGCAGTTCCTTCATTTAATTTTTTTCTTATATCTAATAATCTTCTGTCCATTCTAGATGCTTTTAATAAATTAATACTATCTTTAATTTTATCACCTGATTTTGTTAATACTTGCTGAAATACGCTGTATCCTTCTCCGCCGTATTTATATGGAACACCTATTGTTCCAACTTCATCTACGTTTGTTAAGTCACCTAATCCTATTTTTCTAAAAACATTGTTTATTTCTTTAGCAGATCTTTGAAAAGTAAATCTTGGTTCACCTAATTTTTTTTCAATTACGGCTTCTTTTCTAGATCTTGAATAAACATTTAAAGGATTATTAAATGGATCTCTATCTGCAGCTTCAAATATAAGATCTATTCCTTTTTGCATTCCCTTTTCTTTATCTAGTTGTAAATAAGATTTTGTTCCATCGTAAGCTTCTGCTAAATAAAATAAAGATCTTCCCGCTTCATCTACATCTTGTTTTAAAATTTTTTGAACATGTTTTACAACGTCTTCATTTAAAATATTTCCATTTTTAAATGCATTTATAACTTTTTTATCTTGAGATAATTTAACTAAATTTTTTCGTGTTGATTCAGTAGTGCTTGGAAAATATTTTTTAATAAAATTTTCTCCTTTCTCATCTGAAATTATTCTAGTTACTGTTGTAGGATTAGTTTCTGTTTGTCTACTTATTTCACTTAAAGAAGGTATTTGTTCTTTATTTTGTAATGATGTATCTACAATTTTTAAAACTGAATTTTTTAAATCTTCTACTTCTTTAAATGTATAGCCCCCACTTCCTGGAACTATTTTAAATTCTTGTTTTATTTCATCAAAATAATTTATAGCTTCCCCTAAACTTCCTCTATCATAATTTTTTGGCCAATCTTTTCTATCTTTAACAATTTCAAAAATTTCATCCCCTGTTTTTCCTTGATTAGCTAGTTTAACTATTTTATCTTTTAAAGCAGGAACAATTGCAATTTGCCTGATAGTTCCTGGTATATAATTAGGATCACTTGATTCTCTAATTAAATTATATAATTGTCTATTATCTCTTTTACCTATTCCTTGAGGAAATTTTTGAAAATCTAAAGTATTTATTTCTTTTTTAGAAACCCCTGCTTCTTTTAATTTTTGTATCGTTTTTTGTATTTCTTTTTCTGTTTTAAAATTACCTGAACTTGCACGTTTTACACCAACTTGAAATTGTTTTCTAAGTTTTTCATTATTAGATATTTGATAAAAAGCATTCTTATAATCTATATCAATACCTGAGTCTTTAATTAATTCAGTAAGAGTTTTATCAATTATTTTTTTATCTTTATATTTTTTTAATACCCAATCTTTAAAATCAGTTCCTGCATTAAATCCTCGTCTCTCGACGCTCCCTCCTCCAGCAAGTTCTAATTGTTCAGGATTATTTTCATCGGTAACGAATGGCATATCGTCTGTAAAATTTTTAGGTAATATCCTTGAAGGATCAACAACCATTCCAGAATCTACATTTGTTTCCGGTACAATGTCAGGTTCAGTTCCTGTGTATAACGGGACAATAAAATCGCGTCGCAAGTAACGGGGGTTGGCTCTAAAGTTTAGAGCTTTTTTATATTTTAAAATTTCACTCATTATAACAATCCTGCGATTCCACCATTAGCATTAGGTTCTCTACCTGTAATATCAAAATCTTCTAAAACATTAGTTGAAGTTTCTCCTTCGAGTCTTTTGTAAAGATCCGGGAAATCTCTTTTTAAAAGCAATGCCATCTTTTGTACATTTTCTGGATTAGTTACATCTACCATTCCTTGATCATTTTTTATAAACATAGACTTGTCGTATTGATTTAAAACCATATTCATTTCTTCTTCTAAACTCATTCCCTTAGTCATCTCTCTTGCTTTTTTTAAGTTATCTAAAGTTTCTTGACTAGGTGCAAAAGGTGAACTTGCAAAATTTTCATCAGTAATTGCATCACCTGCTTTATATGTTCTTCCTCTTATACGATCCATAACGTAATCATAAGCTTGAGTGTACAAATCCATACGTTGTTTATTAGAAAGACCATATTGATCTTCTAATCCATATTTCATTTGAGCATAAGAATCTACAATTTGATCTGCTGCAATTTTTGGATCATCATAGTTTGGATATATTTCATCCGCGGCTTTAATAATA